AGCTTTTTATAATCATTTTGAAAGCATAAAACAAGTGGTGAAACAAATAGCTTTACTTAATAAATAAAATGATATTAAAATATATAAGATAAACAGTTTAATATATGGCAACTTCAATTGATTTTAGAATTCAGATACTTGATAATGCTACTAAAGAAATTCAAAAGATAAAAGGTCAAACCAATGCTGCATTTCAGTCAATGAATGCTGAACAGAAGAAGTATAATATGTTGATAGCTGATACACAGTTAAAAATATTATCCTTGAATAAAGAATCTTTAACTGCATCTAAAGCTAGACAAAAAGAAATTAAAAATGAAATTCAAACTTTAGGTAAGTTAAAACAAGCACAAAGTCAGTCATTAAGAATGTCTGGTAGTAAAGAATCTATAGCTAAAGATAATGGTATATCTGGTTCATCTATGTTAAATATTGCAGGTGGTAATTTATTAGCATCTGCAACTACAATGGCTTTACAAGCAGCATCGGCAATTAAACAATTTGGTGAAGAATCGATAACAGCAGCAGCTAAATATGAAAAGTATCAGATTACGTTAAAAACAGTATTTGGTAATAATGTTGAAGCAATTGAATCGATGACTTTAATTCAACAAATTGCAGCAAAAACACCATTTCAAGTTGATCAACTAACTGAATCGTATATTAAATTAGTTAATCGTGGATTTAAACCTTCAGAAAAAGAAATTGTTAAATTAGGTGATTTAGCTGCTTCGCAAGGTAAAGACTTTGATCAATTAACGGAAGCTTTATTAGATGCTGAAACATTTCAATTTGTTCGTTTAAAGGAATTTGGTATTACTATGACAAAAGATGGTAATACTATTACATCAACATTTAAAGGACAAAAGGTTCAATTTGAACGTAGTGCTGAAGCAGTTAGAAAATATATGTTATCACTTGGTGATTTAAAAGGTGTTCAAGGTTTAATGGCTGCCCAAGCTAGTACCTATTCAGGTCAAGTGTCTAACTTAAATGATAATATAGATTTACTAAAAACAGCAATTGGTGAACGCATGTTACCAACTGCAAAAAGTTTTGTTGATATTCAAAGTAGACTTGTTGGTGCAATAAAGGATTATGTTCAAGTTCCATTAACCGAAAAATTAATTGAACAAAAGGCTGAATTTAATGCTACGGCTACAGCTTTACAATATTATAATAAAGATTCAGAAGAACATAAAACATTAGTAGCTGAATTAGTTGCAGCTTATCCAGAATATGCTTCACAAATAATTAAAGAAACTACTGAATATGGTAAACTAAGTGAATCTTTAAGATTAGTAAATACTGAATTAGATAGAAAAATTAAGTTAGAAGGACAAAAAGAAGCATTAGGTGCAGTACAAAGTGATATAAAAAGAATTGAAGGTTATAATGTTGCTATGGCAAAAATATCATCACTACAACAAGCTGGACAAAAAGACTTAGCTGAACGTGCAACTGCTGACTTAGTTAAACAAATGGGACTAGATGAACTTTCTTTAGGTAATGTTGGTAATGTAGCACAACTTTCTGGATTTGGTTCGGTAGCCGATTATTTAAAAGAAGAAAATTTAAGAATATCAAAGTTAAAAGGTTCTAAAGGACTAAGTGCTTTACAATCAGAAGTTAATAAAGGTGCTGTTGTAGATGAAATAAATTCTATAGCTGGTCAAATTATAGGTAAAAATGCTGGTAAAGATAAGACTATTAAAACGGTTAATGATTTAAAAACTAGTTTACTTAAATTAGCTAAAGAAGGTAAAAATGATTCTAAAGAATATAAAGAATTATTTACCAAGTTGACTAATATGAACGTATCTACTGGTGGTGGTTCTAAGAAAGAACCTGATAAATGGGCTACTGAATTAGAAGCTAAAACAACAGGTAATTTACAGTTCATACTTGGTAAAATGGGCAAAATCACTACCGAACAACAAAAAGTATTAGATACTGATAAATCTGATTTAACTAAGATATTAGAAACATTTAAAGCTAATGAAAATGTTAAAGGATATAAAGAAACATCACAATATACTTATTTAAAGAATGTATTTGATGAAAAAATGAAACGAATTGAAGATATTTCACAAGGTAAATTAGATAATGGTTTATCAACTGAATTATCTACACAGAAGTCAGTAAAAAACTTAACATTAAATATTTCTAAAGTTGTTGGTGTTGAAACTATGACCACTAACAATATTCAAGAATCTTCTAATGTTATAGGACAATATGTATTAAACGCATTAAATAGATCAATTATGGATATAAATACCCATAGTCAATTTGAATAAACAAACGATATTTAAAAAACCACATTAATAATGGCATTAAGAAGTAAATGGGATTCATATCCACAAGTAATTACTGAATTAGCAAATAAAGTGTTAAATCAAGGACAGCGTTCACAAATTATTAAGGTTGCACAAACTAACTATGTTGACTTACTTGAAAAGTTCACAGATCCAAGAATATCACAGTTAGGTAGTGTAGTTCTTGATCACGTTACATTTTATATTTCTGATGTAATTGATACATTCAATACAACTGGTAATTCAGTTAAAAAAGGTAACAAGTTCGGTTCTAAACTTACTGAATATAAAAATGAATTTACATATATTGCTGATACTAAGCAAAATGAATATAAAAGATTATCTAGTTGGTGGAATGGTGAAAAAACTATAACAATAACATTAGATAATATTTTCATTACAGTTAATAGAACACCAAACATTATTACTACTTTAGTAAAAGGTGATGAAGGTTCATTTAAACAATATACTAATAAAGGCGATTATCAAATTACTTTTAGTGGTACATTAGCAGGTACAAACGAATATCAAGGTGATGTTGATAAGATTAGAAGATTATCTTCATTGTTTTCATTAAGCAATACAATTAAAGTTTCATCTATTTATCTTAATAACATTTATGGAATTTCTGATATTGCTATAACATCATTCAACTTCGACCAAGATACTAAGTTTTCTAATTTAGATAATTTTAATATTACAGCATTATCAGATTTAGCATCTTATACAACTGTTGAACCAGTAGATATAAAAAAATATATACCATAATGGTTGCACCAAGTCATAAAATTTTAATAGAATCATATGAAACTGATCCTTCAACTATTACTTATGTTAACTTAGTTAATGTAATTTCAGTTAATATTGAAGAAGATTTGAATATGTTAACTGATATAGCTACTATTACTATATCAACTAAGAATACATTTTTCAATCGTGGTGATTTATATTTAAGAAAGAATCAAAGTGAAGCAAGTCAATTTATAATTAAGGCTAATTCATTTAAAAGAATATTCATATTTCTTGGTTATGAAACTAAGCTATATAATGTTTTTATTGGTTATATAACTAAGATTGAAACTAATGGTGATAATATCATTACTATTTCTTGTGAAAATCAAATGAATTGGTTAAAACGTGTTAAGAAATTAATGTTTTCACTAGATACTATAATTACTGATACTGCACCAGATGTACTTAAATCTATGAAAAGTGAAGCCTTAGCATTGAAACATTTATTATATTATATGTTTTCTGAAATTGAACCAGAATTTAATGTATTTTGCTATGGACAAGATTTATCACAACTTGGAATGTTTAAAGTTAATGACTTTTGGTCTATTGCTGAAATTCTTAATACATTAAAAGAACGTTTCGGCTGTTATATCTATTTTGATAATAATGATTTGAAACCTAACAAGTTAGCTAATCCTAATTTATATATTGGTTATAAATATAATGATCAAAGACAATTTTTAAATGTACCTATCTTAAAAAAAGGTTCTACATCTTATATTTTCAGTCCTTCTAATAAATTATTAAATTTAAGTAAACAAGTTAATATTGATCCAAGTGTAGCTAAGAATAAAGATTTAACAGCACCAATTTTCAATGAATATTCAATTAACAAAAAGATACATAGATTTGCATTTCCATATGATAAGTCAGCTAATAGAATAATTAGTCATAATATTAATTATCAAAATACTGATAAAGGTGAATTAATGGTAGTAGTTAATAGTCCAAATTCTGTATCATTAGAAACATTAGTAGGTAAATATCCTTATGATGAAAAATCAGCAAAGACTTCTAAAATAGTTGATTCTGGTTATAAAGATGAAAATGGTTTAACTTTATATAAAAATGAACAGGTTAATAGTAATGAATTTGTTTTATTAGATAAAAATAATGTAAATACAATTACATATAACATACCAGGGTTATCACAAGCATTTTGTAATGCTAAGGCAAAAGAACTATATGATAATTATTTCATATCTGGTTATGCTGGATCTTTCACTACATTTGGTGAACCAGTTGTTCAAAAAGGTGATATAGTTCATATTATTCTTAATTTATCTGAAATTAATGGTTTAACTATTTATGAAAATGTGTATAATTATGTAGATAAAGTTGAAAGAAGTTATGATGTATCTTCTGGATATACACAAACAATAACATTAGGTAATACATATATTTTACCACAAACAACTAATTACATAAATACTTTAGTACAATGAACATAAGACAAATGATTAAACAATTACAATCATCAGCATTAAGAAACTTTTCTAATAATGTTAATGGAATAGTTGTATCTACATTTAATCCTATTCTTGAACAATCACCATTAGTTGAACCAGTTATAGAACCAGAAACACCACCAGAAGAATTAGTTTTAAAATCATCAGTAATTAGAATTATATTTAAGAAGTTTGATGATATTATCATTCCGTTATCTGAAAGTATATATTTAATTGATTTATTTCTAACTAATCCAATTTTAACTATTATTAATGTGTGGGCAAAGAAAGCAATAAATGATTCTTATGCTGAATTTGGGGATTCTAAATTAAAAAGTTTAAGTAAAGCATCTATTTTACCAGATTCAGTATATCCAAAGTATTCTAATTTAGTTCCAATTAAATATGTTAGACAAAGTAAACAATTTATTGCTATATATGATAGTGGTAAACTTGATATAATTAATAAAAGTATTCAAGATTTGGCATATACTTGTCATATTTTCACAGATAAGCAGAAGTTTAAAGTAGTATTGAAAAATAATATTTATGCTTTAGAATCGTTATATTATGAAACATTATTATACGAAACAAAAGGTAACAATAAAACTTCACTATCAAAATATGATATTTTAAGAAATAGTAATAAAGAAGTTTTACTTTATTTAGATAAAAATGAAGATGCTAAGTACAAGTCAAAGAAGAAAGTTAACAAGTCAACCAAAGTAGTTATTCCAACTGTTAATAAATTAATAGAAAAGAATAATACTACACTAGAACTTAATGATAAATCTAAACTTTATAACTTTAAAGTAAGTCCGCAGTTTTCAGATAATAATATACAAGTTCCTAGAACTGGTGCATCTGTGTTTGGTTGTAAAACTACTAATGAAACTGGATTTATTTTAAAAGCAGCAGCCTATGATAATTATACAGCACAAATTAACAAAGACCATAGTATTACTTGTAAAGACTATTTAACACATTTTAAAGCTGATGAATTACATTTGAATACTGGTAAAGATAAGCCAACTAAAGATAAAAGAAGTCTAGATATAACATATGATAATTTAACTTGTAATCAAATTAATGCTATTTTATTCAAACAAGATACATCATTTATTAAACTTGATCAAAAAGATTTAATATTCAGTGGTACTAAAGTAGGTTTCGGTATATCTGGTAAAAATACTATAACAGATGAAGATTTTACAACTAAGATTGATAAATTTAAGAAAGAAAAGAATGATATTAATAGTATATTAGAATCATATATTGGTATTACTAGTAAAAATAATAAAGCTGATTTAGATAATTTAAAATATAAATCAATTGCTAAAATAGATAACACTAATAATTCATTATATCTTTATATTTATAATTTACAAACAACTTCACTTGGTATTTCTACTGAATTAAAAACATTTGAAGAATATAAATCTATATCTGATTCAGTATTTGAACAAGTGTTAACTTGTGTTAAATATTTACAAGCTGGTGAAAATGATAAAGCATTAGGTTCATTACCTAAAATATATGATTCTTATTTCAATCAACCACTTAGTCAATATTTATATGAAAGATGTATTTATACTTTAGGACAAAATCCTAAATCAGTTGAAAAATACAGTTCAGTTGATGGACAAGATAATTATTATATAGTGATGAAGTATATTCAAACTGTTAATCCAACGATATATAATGATATTTCTAAATATTTATTAAAAACGAAATATATAAATAAATTCGGTAAAGTAATAGTTAACCGAACATCTAATAGTGCTGGATCTAATTATGTTTCACCAGAAGATGCAAATATTATAATTTATAACTATTTATTAGTTAAATCATTATTAATTAATTCATTTGCAGATAAAAATGAATCATCTTTAATAGAAGAACAGAAAGCTAAGGTTTCAATTGATGTTCCATATGATATTAGTTTACTAACGATATTAAATGATATGTTAAATAATATGAAGGGTGTTAATTCTTATATAATATCTGGTACTACAAAATCACCTTCTAGTGGTGTACCAGAACAAACATTAGGATTAAACATTGATATAACATTAAATAAAATAAGACAATTTTTATTATGATAAAAATTAAACAAATTAAAGATTTACAAACAATATTAAATGGTATTGCTAATTCAACATTATGGACTGTTATACCTTCATTCAGTTTGAACGGTGCTAATATGACCACTTTTGGTGAATTAGACTTGAAAGTTAATGGTGTAGTTAGATTTGATGATAGCAATGATAAATTATACTATGTTGTTAGTATTCAATCAATTCTTGGCGGTGAATTTGAATATACTTTAAATGCAGAACCTGTTGGTGATGAAACTACAGCAGATTTCATTAATGATATATTAGATATAACAAAGTTAAACCACTATACTAAAGGTGAAACGGACACTATTTTATTAGACAAAGCTGACTTAGTAGGTGGAATAGTTCCAGCAGAACAACTTCCTTCTTATGTTGATGATATTATAGATGGTTATTATTCAGACCCTACTTTTTATTCTGATCCAGCTTTAACAATTCCAATAGTTCCAGAATCTGGTAAAATTTATATTAATTTAGTAGTTGACCCTGCTACATCATATAGATGGTCTGGTAGTGTTTATGTTCAAATTAATGTAACTGCAACACCTACATTAGAAAGTGTATTAACAGAAGGTAACACATACACAAACACATTTGGTGATGGTATATTATTGGGTGAAATATACACAAACACACACACCTTACATTCATTTGTATCATATTATTTTAGTAGGTATGCTGCATTTAATTGGGATAGTATTCAGATTACTAATGGATATAATACTAATATGCAAAGGTATTTATTTCCAGAAACTACATTAACAGGTGGTGATATTGTATTTCCACAAGGTTTTGGTACATTAGCATTGACATCTAATATTCCAACAGGTTTTGACTTACAAACAGTATTAAACACAGGTAATGTTGCTATAAATTCCAGTATAGTATTATATTCATCAGATTTATTATATAGCAGTTATATAGGCAGTGATTCCATAGCTATATATAATGAAGATATTGGCGAAGCAATTCTTATAACACCTATAAATATATCATTTGAAAATAATACATATCGTATTGAAATTCACCCCCCAACATTAACAAATAATAGAACTATTAATTTTCCAGATGCAAGTGGTACATTAGCATTATCTGAAAATATCACATTAGATAGTGTATTAACTGCTGGTAATACAACAGCACAAAACATTGTTATTGACAATACTTTTGGTGATGTAGCTACTTTAAGTAAGTATGGATTATATGTAGTAAGTGGATATAATGGTGATTACACTGATATTCAACCTAACTATATTTCTGTAAATGGAACGGGTAAAAGGGTTTATATTGGTACAGACCAAATAGAAGTTAGTGATAGTAATGGCAGTTCTTATTTGTATTCAAATAAACTATATGCTAATGGTTATGACTTTTACTTCCCATCGACTGTTGGTGGTACAATAGCATTAACTGATACTTATACTATTCAAAACACTTATTCTATACTTCCAACTGATACTTATGTTGAAATAGATACAGCTACATCAGTTGTAACATTACCAACCGCAGTAGGTATAGCAGGTAAAAAGTTCTGTATAATTAATGTATCTAGTGGAAGTATCACAGTTAATACCACTAGTTCTGAAACTATTGGTAATAATTCAGTTACAAACCCAACATCAATTATATTGTTACCAGAAGAAGTATTAGAAGTAGTTTCAAATGGAACTAACTATAGAATTATATAGGACATTTATATTGTCCTATAATATAAATTATATAAAAAAAAATAAAATATTATGGCTTTAATTAAAAACAAAGAAATAGCTGGAATTACAGCAAACTATCACAGAATAATTGAATTTTCAACTAATGTAGATAGTAATAAAACAGTAGTTACATTAGCTGTTTATGTATCTAAAGTAATTAGAACAGCTAATGCTAATAATAAGTTAAGGGTTGAACGCATTGAATTGAATAATATTTATGAAAATAGAACTGCTGTTTATACTGCATTAAAAGCATTACCAGCATTTACTGGTTCAACAGATGACTTATCATAACTAATGCTTCATTAGTATATTTTGAAGCAAAATTAAATAAAGATTTAATCATCTTTATTGATTAAATTAAAAATAAAACTTAAAATATGTCAATATTTAGAAATATAAATGTTAATACTGATAATTTTGGTTATACAGTAGCTGGAAGTCAAAGGGTTGCACAGTTAACTACTTTGTTTGATGGTAAAATGTTGAACCAAGATAATACATTAATATTTGATAATGTAGGTACTGGAACTGGTACATATTCTAATAATATGTATAATATGTCAGTTACATCTGGTCAATACTTTATTAAGCAAGCTAAAAGGTTTAGTCCTTATTTCAGTGGTAAACCACAATTCATAGAAGAAACATTTGATAACTTTCAATATCAAACTGGTGTTATTAAAAGATTTGGATATTTTAGTTCAAATGCTGTAGCACCTTACAATTCTAACTTAGATGGTGTTTATATTGAAAGTGATGGTGTTAATTCTACATATCGTTTGGTTGTAGTTAATGATGGAACTGAAACTTTAAATAAAGTATGGACTGACTGGGATAATTATACTAAAGTTAGTTCTTATGACTGGTCTAAATTTACTGTATCTGCTATAGACTTTTTATGGCTTGGTGGTGCAATATTAAGACTATTCATTAAAGTAGGTGGTGAATTTGTATTAGCACATACATTTAATTATGCTGGTACTAATACTGGTACTTTTATGAAAAGTCCAAACCAACCTGTTAGATATGAAATTAGAAGTACTACTGGAACAGGTTCATTTAAATATATTTGTTCACAAGTAAGTACAGAAGGATCTATTAATGAAGAAGGTTTTAATGGTGCTGATGCTATTGGACATATTGGAATTTCATTAGCTACAATTGGAACTAAATATCCAATTATGGGTATTAAGAAACGTTCAACCCATAGGGATGTATCAAGTAAAGTAACTAATATAGCAATATTCACATCTAGTAATAGTGATATTTTATATTGGACTTTAGAATTAACCCCAACTATCACAGGTACATTTACTTATGCTAATTATAATAATAGTGCAGTACAGACTGCTAAAGGAAATGGAACAGCAACAGTCACAACAGTAGGTAAGATATTAGCTAGTGGATATGTATGTCAGAATGAAATTTTACCAGGTAATTTATTTGATAAAGACTTCTTAACTTATTTAGGTATTAATTTAGATAATACAGCAGAAGCTATAGTATTATGTGCTACACCAGTAACTACAGCAGTAATTAGTTTTGGTGCATTAATGTTTAAAGATAGTACACATTAGAATTAAAAAATGATATTTAAATGAATTTGCGTGAACAAATAATTAATTTAAGTAAAGCTGATGAACGTTATTATAGTAATGTTGCTATTATAGTTCAAACTTATACTAAGAAAGAACAATCTGAATTAGGTATGACTTATGATATTAACAAACATTTAACTTGTGATGTTCGTTTGGTTGATGATGGTTCAATAGTATATAATGTACTATTGAATCCAGTTATTTTAACTAGTACAGATGAAATTAATGATAGTACACCAGAAAGTAATACTGGTAATATTAAATTAACTATACCAAGTAAAGGTAGTTATGTTGTTATATCTTGGTTGAATAGAAATCAAGCATTTGTAGCATTAACTACACAAACAAATTCATTTTACATTGGAAATAGTGAAGGCGCTTATATTGACTTTTTTGTTCGTGATAAATTAAGAACTATTGAACTTGTTAATGCAGATGAATTTTTAGTTACATTTAAAGATGGTAAAGTATTTGACATTAAAACTGATGTTAACACTAATTTAACAGAATTATTTATACAATTAGATAAGATACATTTTAAAATAATAAGTGGTGCAAGTATATTGATGCAGGATAAACAAATTTTAAATAGTGTAGAAACTGGTGGAAAGATAGATATTACTAATGGAACTTTACATATTAAAGATATATTAACTGAAATAGTAACTAACTTAGAAACATATTTAACTACAGTACAAGGTGTTGGAACTGTTATTAATCCAAATGTATTTACTAATTTGACACAAGTAAAGTTAGATATTAGTACATTGTTCAAATAGAATTTTGTAAAAAAACATTTTTCAACTTTTTATAATAAACGTACTATAAGTAATAAGATTAAGAATTTTTGAAGAATCTGTTGAAATTGTTAAAACAGTTAGGTTAACAAAAAGACTTAAGGGATTAAATATCGTTATTTATATTATCCAGTTTTGATGTCCAATTGTTAAAATATGTTAAGTAGTTGTTTATGTTTGTTTTTTACCCAAACCACAGATTTAGTTTAGTCTGTGGTTTTTTGTTTCAACAGTTTCCGATTGTGTAAATAAGTCAAGGTGAATGTTAATGAACGCAGTCCGACCAAGTTCAGATAACATAAAACAAAAAGATATTTAAAGACCACAGTAAAAAACAGTTTGAAAGTAGAATAGTGTAAAAAATAATCAAATAGTAGAATATATAAATAAAAGTCTTTCATATATGAAATATTTAACGATTAATGATATTAAATCGAAAGTTAAGTTATCAATATTAGATCAAGTTACAGACACTAATTTATCATTATTAAATGATTGTGAATTATATGTAATTGATGTTTTAAATGGTTATTTAAATCCAGTTTATAATATGGATATTGAATTAGCTAAAACTGATTCAAATAGGTGTGCAATTGTAGTTAGTAATGCAGTTGATATAATGATATATGAACTTTATTCTAGAACTTCTAGGGAAGAAATGCAAGAAATTAGAATGATT